ATCAACCTCACCTGCCCTGGCCTTGCCGATGAAGTGAGCACCAACCCGCATGGCGGCCTTTGTCATGATCTCCATGGCCATGGCGTAGTTGGATGGGAACCCCATGACGTTCACCCGTCCGTCCGGGCTGATGATGATTTCGATCTTGATGGCCTTTTTCGCCTCGGCCTCCGCGATGTTCTTCATGTTTTTCTTGATCTGTCTCTCCAGTTTACCCATTCGAATCTCCTTGGATTTCTTGGTTTTTGCCGGTGTGCATCAATTCGGCTCCCGAACCGGCAACGGAGCCAGGAGGAAAGGCCCGCTCGAAGTGTCGGCCGTTGGTGCTGCAGCCTGTGCCGTGGGGTGCGCTCATACAGCAACCTTGTTTAAGTCGATGGCGGTGAAAACCGTGTCGGGCTCTGCGAACGTCATGGCGTAGGCGTCGAGTTTATTGCTCGACCGCTTTAAAAGTTCCTTCCGCTCGTCTTTTCGCATAACGACGATTTTCCCGTTTTTGTGCTCGTAGGTTAAAATTCTAAGTTCCTCTAAAAGTTCCTCATCGGGTGGCAGCATCGCCCCGGGGTCTGTTCTAAGGTGTTCCCTGACATCCCAAAGAAGTTGGTCAAGTAAAAGCTTGAATTCCCCTTGGTCGCAAGCCCTTGTAGGTGAGTTGGCGACCTTAATGCCATGGGCGTTGCATCCATAATCCTTGACCATGTGGGGTGCGACCCCTGCACCAAGTCCTGTTGCGTCAACGTTGGCCTGCCTTGCTCCTGATTCTCTGTAGTCGGCGGCAAATTTCGCCTCCGAAACCGTCAAATCAACCCCATCCCATATCTTCATTTTCGCCAGGAACCCGCCGTATCGCATACATGAAACGTTGTAATCGTCTCCCATTTCCGCCACATCACAACCCTGAATCGGTGAAACGCCGGCCGGCGGTCTTTCTCCGTTTTGTGCCACATAAACATCCCACCTGGCCCTTGCTTTGTTGATCCACTCGATTGAAACCAACTGGTTGACGCCCTGCGCCGGGTATTTCGCCAAGACCATATAGTAGAAGATGGGGGATGTTATCTTCCGATGGCCTGCCGGCAAAGGTGGAAGCTCAACCCGTTTTTCGTCAACACAGGTTGCGCCAACCAGGAAGCCCGGCACTTCGAAACACTCCGAATTCGGTGTTTCACCCTCCTGGAGGGGCCTGCTGTACCGGTTTATCCTTAAAACTGTCGTATTGCGCGTCACCGCGCCGGGGATGATGTTCTCACCAGACCTGACATTTGGGTGGTTGAAGGCTTCCATTGTGACAATTTTAGCCCTTCCATCCCTGGCCATCCGGTATACCTCGCCGGACATCGCCCGCGGGTTGAACATGATCAAAAGCCTGACCATCGTTCCACCCGACATACAGGTTTCAATCCCCTCGTAAACCTCATCCGGAACGGCGTCTCCCTCATCTATGATGAATAGGAGATGTGGCCTGTGCTTTCCTGAAAATTTGGCCACCTTTTCCGCCGGCGTCCCACTTGATGGGATCGTGGCCCCTTTGATAAAATCCAAAGGCGCCCGCTGGATACTCAGGTTGTGAACCTCATCGTTTTCAAAGAGCTCTGGGTGTTTAATCAGCGCAATGTCGTTGATCTCACCCCATAAAAGGTTTGTCAGGTTGCTTAATGGTGGTGCTGCAGCCGTCCAAACCTGTGCCTGCTTAAAACTTTTATAAAACCAGATACCAACCCGGGCCGCCCCGTGGGTCTTTCCTGTCGCGTTCGATGACATTGCGATTGTGATGACGTTATCCCTTACGGATTCCATCATCTTTTTCACGTCTTCGGTGTAGGTTTCACCAAGGACATTCTCACCGAAACCAACCGGGTCATCGGCATACTGAGTGAACTCGCCAGCGCCTGATGGGTCTATGGCGCGTGAAATTTCATCTGCGCCGAAAACATGACAAACACTATTGAATAGATCCGGCAAATCACTTTCCAGCAACATGATCTTTCAACATCGCCCGCAGCTTTTCAGCCACATCTGGGCTGTGCGCTGCAATAAGGTTTATCAGTTCGATCAACCCAGCCTTCTGCTGGTTATCTTTTTCAAAGAACCCAAGATGTTTGCCGAGGTCTTCCAGCGCTTTCCGTTTGTCCCAAAACCTAACCTTCTTGACGAACTCAATCCCTGAGTCATCATCATCGCCAGGCTTCCCGAATCGGTGTGATAATATTTCAACACTTGATATTGATGCTGCAACATCATCTGGTAGACTTTCAATGTCCTTCATGGACCCATCTTCGAACAGTAATTTTATATTTGAGAACGCTATCTTAGCGTATTCCTGTGCAACCCTTTCAGATGTGATTTCAATTTTGTTCGCGATTCTTTTTTTGCCCTTATGGATTTCAGCTTGTATCTTAACATTGGTTAACAGCCTCGCTGCCTGCTGCGCGGCCGTCTTTTCACTGTACCCAGCCCTGATTGCCGCCTGTGTCGCGTTGAGGTCTATCAGGTACTCATGGGCGAACCGCTTCTGTTTGTCGTTTAGCTTGGGCATCATGGGCCTCTTTCGCTGATTCAATGCAAAATTTAAAGATTATATGGTTCATTCGTGCGCGCTCTTTGGCCTTACGTGTCCGAGTATCTCGCCGATCACGGCCGGCAGGGAGTCGAGGGCGTGGGCCATTTATTGTACTGCCTGTGTATCTCATCGATGGCCCGCTCCAAAACCCGCCTATAATACCCGTCAAGAACCCACACCACGAAATAGAAAACGCCTATCGCGTAAATTAGTGCTGGTATTACAAACTGTTTCGGTATCATTCCACAAATACAAAGCCTTAGTTTAAATTAACCACTAAATGCATACCATGGGTTGTCTTTTCAGCAAAAATGTAAACTATGAGTTGCATTAATCGCCAAACTGCGCCTCAATGTAATCTTTAATTAACTCCCACTCCGCGTCACGCTGTGCTTCCATCACGATAGCCGACTTTCCCTCAAGTGTGATATAGCCATACCCCTCAAGAGGCAATGCCTTACATGCTTTCTCAAGGGCATCGAGCGGGATGGATTTGTCAATAACGACAAGCCTATCGTCTCCAATTGGGGTAATGTCCTCCCAATGGATTGACGTTGGAAACGCCTGAGACGCAAACACCAAAAGCCCAAGCATTGTGGCCACTGCAATTATCGTGTTGATAGGGCGGTTTCTCATGTCTGCCTCAGCATCTCACGGCTTAATGCCGTACCACAACATGACGGGCATACCATTAATTCCGTAGGATATTTTTCAGGGTAGTAAGCGGCCCTGTTTGTGGTTGCCAACTCACCATCGCCAGAGCATAAATGACATATGCCCTTGTGTTCCTCTGCAACCCACCAAATATGCGATGAACCTACAATTTCAATCACTTCAACCCCCGTAAAATGCTATGTGGTTTATGAGTGAGCGTGTCATGGAGCCTGCTTCTTCCTGCATTCGTTTACGATGCGGTCAATAACGCCGCAAAATTTATCAGCCCGGCGTCGGTAGGTCTTGCACTTCCTGCGGACCCAATAGGCGTAGGCCGTTACCAGCACGGCATAAATTGAGATTGACAGCGTTGCGTTCATCGACCCCCCTAAAAAAAGTTGGGCGGGAGCCGGGGGCAGACCGACCCCCGCCGAGGGAGAGTGAGACGTGGCGTGCGGCTGGAAAGAAAGGAAAAGGCACCGCACTATGTAAAGTTACGGTGCCTTATATCGTGGCGTGTGGCAATAGCTTTAAACCATATGTGGACGCGGTGTGCTATATATGGATTTTTTATTCAAATGAGATGCTGCCTGTCATTCCCCCTTAACAGGCTTGATCTGCCTGACGAGCAACCCATCTGAATTGACAAACTGAACAACATCGACAGGGCAAAACGGCTCGTCTGTGCATTTGACCTCACCGCATTTCATGCAGCGGTATTTACGGATTCTGACGTTTGAATCAGGATAAGGCCTGGTACTGTAACAGTTCATTTGGCCACCGCATTTGGTGCATCTTGTCAGTTCAGCCATTAGAACGACTCCGATCGTTTTGTGTTGACTGAAAAACATCAACGGGCCAACAAATACCCCTCTCATCGACAAGCCCGCAGCTATTGCATACAACTTTCATTCTGTCGTGAGTGTTTGTTGTCCCTTTTTGGAACAGAATGACAATATCGCCAACCGAATCAGGATCATTCAGCCCGCCCCATGCTCCGCACTGGTTGCACCTTATTGAAAACATTACATTATTCATTAGCACAACTCCTTGATTGTGATTACCGTTCTCGGTGTTGACTCGGTGTACCGCTTTTCGGCTGATACCTTGACCACCTGGCCGTCATCCTTCCAGACAAGACCGTTAAGACAATCTTTGACGAATTTCAGGTAGTTGTCGGCATCCGGCTTGACCGCCGGGAATCGCGGGGCCGATGGTTTTACCGTTCCGGCGTTTTTACCT